GGCCTCGTAGACTCATTCTTTTCGCAGCCCGACTACCTGACTGCCGCCGAACGCGCCGCTGCGGCCAACGATGACCCCGCGCTATCAGATGCCTAAAGACCAAGACTACATCGCCAAATTAGAGCGGGCCATCACTCAAAAGTATGGCCCCGAAACTATTAACAATCCTCGAAGCGCTTGGGATGAAACCCGAGAGAGGGAATACATCTCCCAGTCCCAAGAGGAACAGCGGAAATTTTCTAAGATCGCCGAAACAAAAGACAAAGTAGAACAAGACGGATTTTTAATAAATAAAAAACTACTTACTAGAGATCATAATAGGACGTGTCCTGTGTGTTCAACATATTCTTTTCATCCGCGGGATGATTTATATATGACTAAGTTTGAGTGTTGTCGGACTTGTTATATATCCTGGGTGGAAGGAAGAGAGGATAGATGGCTTGCCGGCTGGAGACCTGATAGTGCGAATGAATAAAACACAGCTTTATACCCTTATACAGGAAGAGATTCAAGAATCTATTAGATCTTCTTATCAACGAATGAAAGGCTACCAACAGCTAGCTGATTCCTTAAAACAGCTTGAGAAGGTAATGATTCATCTCCTCCGGCAGAAGCAAAATAATGAACCAGGCACCGTAGAACACGACAAGGCGAAGGAACAGCTAGCGCGAATTGCGGCGGTTGCTCAAGAGTATGCTTATAGGAGTGAGAGATAATGAGAATCACAAAGTCCAAACTAAAGGAAATTATTTTGGAAGAACTAGAGGGGCTCTCTGCGGAGGATAACCCTACACAAGAGGATCCTCTTTTAAGCGAGCTGGACCTATCAAACCTGCTGACAAGCCCGGCAGCGGTGGAGGTGATCAACGGTCTCGTTCAAAAGGCGCTTAAGGATATCCTCGACGGATCCAGTGGCGCCAGCACATCAACACTAAGCAGTCCTCTGGGGACAGCTGTAAGCAGTGCCCTCGGGGCAGCTGCAGAGGAATAAAAAAATGGCAACAGTATATGAAATCATTCAGGGGATTAACCAAGCGGCCGCAAACGCGTTCGACGGCTCCGAAGCTAAAGTGGGTCTCGACCGAGAAGAAGGAGACCCCATCTTAGACCGTCGTGTTATGGACGGCTTTAAGGTTAGGTTTATCGGTCCTATATTGCGCGTCTCTTATCAATCAGAAATACGCCTTCAAGACGTTAAAGCCAAAGGTTTTGAGGATTCTATTATTTCGAAGCTTAAAGATATCGTAAAGTTTTTAAAGAAGGAATATAAAGCCATCACCGGCAACACACTTACTCTTACACNTGAAGGGGACCATAACATCCTCGTGCAGCGGATGTCCAACTATCGAACCGATGTACAGGCTCAGTGTGATTATAAAATCGGAGGCCTTAAGGATGTGGGCGACGTGAAAGCAGGGTCCGATAAAGATCGGCTCGATAAGGCAATTAAGAGTTGGCTTGAGTTGGGCCCAGGTAAGAAGCGCCCCTCTAATGATACCCGAAAGGGTAGTTAAGGGGTGATATGGCTAATGCCCTTACCAAAGAGGAGATACTAAGAGAGGTCGTAAAAGCAGGTAAAAATTCTATCTATTTTACGATGAACTATTGTCGTATTTCTCATCCTCAAAGAGGGCTCATTCCGTTTAAAGCCTATGACTATCAGCAACAGCTATTAACAGACTATAGCGACTATCGGTTTAATGTAATTCTTAAGGCTCGGCAGCTTGGGATCTCTACTATTACGGCAGCCTATATTGGGTGGTTGATGATCTTCCACCGTGATAAAAATATTCTTATTGTGGCCACGAAACTTCAAACTGCCACCAACTTGGTACGCAAAGTTAAAGCGATAATTAAGAATCTTCCGGAATGGATGCAAATTTCTCAAATTATTGTAGACAATCGCACTTCTTTTGAGCTTTCTAATGGCTCACAAATTAAAGCAGCCTCCACATCTGGTGATGTAGGTAGATCCGAGGCCTTGTCGTTACTGGTTGTCGATGAGGCAGCGCACGTTGAAAAACTTACGGATCTGTGGACAGCTCTCTACCCCACTCTTTCTACCGGTGGCCGCTGCATCGCGCTCTCGTCGCCTAATGGAGTGGGCAATTGGTTTCACCAAACTTGCGTAGAGGCCGAAGCAGGCACCAACGATTTTTATATGACCACCCTGATGTGGGACGTCCATCCCGATCGCAATAAAGCGTGGTTCGATAAAGAAACGCTCAACATGTCAAAGCGACAGATCGCCCAAGAACTGGAGTGTAATTTCAATGTGTCGGGAGAGACGGTTATCCATCCGGATGATTTGCAATGGTACTTAGAAAGGGCGGCCGTCCCCGAATATAGAACCGGCTTTGATCGAAATTATTGGATTTGGAAGCGCTACGATCCGGAAAAGACTCATCTTATTGTAGCAGACGTCGCGCGCGGAGATGGGAAAGACAATAGCGCGTTCCATATTTTTGAATTAGAAAGTATGGAAGTGGTGGCCGAGTATGTAGGAAAGCCCACTCCGGATGACTTTGCTGAGGTTCTTTATGGAGTCGCGAAGGAATACGGGAATCCTATGATGGTCGTAGAAAATAATAATATAGGGTACGCAGTACTTAAAAAGCTGCTGGATAAGGGGTATCCTAACATATATCATTCTACAAAAGGAGACCATCAGTATATTGACCCCGTTACGGCACAGTGGCAGTCTAATGCCATCCCGGGCTTTACTACTTCTTCCAAAACGCGTCCTCTGATTGTGGCCAAGATGGAAGAGTTTATGAGAAACAAACTAATTAAGATAAATTCCAATCGCCTGCTTTCAGAAATGAAAACATTTATTTGGCACAACGGGCGCCCCGAAGCGATGCGTAGCTATAATGATGATTTGGTGATGGCCTTTGCGATTGGATGTTGGGTAAGAGATACAGTGATTGTTGAGAGCCAAAAGGGATTAGAGTACAGTAAGCAATTTTTATCTTCCATCTCCACAGACAACACGACTATGTCGACCACTATACCAGGAATGCGAGAGCATAAAATGACAAAAGAGAACCAGCGCAATGGTCATGCTCTAGAGCATAATCAAAAATATCTGGCTTTAATAAAAGGGTAAAGAATGGCACGACGACAAGGAAGTAATCCACGAAATCCCGCGTCTCCTCTCTTTAAGAGGCTGACTCGAATATTCTCAGGACCTCTTGTAAATTATCGAGCACAAATTGCGCGCCAGGAAAGACGCAATGATCTAGATAAATATCGCTATCGATTCCGCTCAATGAGCGGCCAAGAGTTCAAGCGCGCAACAGACAACCTGTCTCAGAATTATAATATTCTTTCATCGCACGCAATGCGAAACCAAAATCGCGGCGAGCGCTATCAAGATTTTGACCAAATGGAGTATATGCCCGAGATAGCATCAGCCGTTGATATTTATGCTGATGAAATGACGACCTCTAATGAATTTGATAAATTACTGACAGTTGATTGCCGGAATCTCGAAATTAAAACTATTCTAGAAACTCTTTTTTATGATGCACTTAATCTTGAATTCAATTGTTTTGGCTGGGCGAGGTCCATGTGTAAGTTTGGTGACTTCTACCTCTACTTGGATGTTGATGAACATCTGGGGGTAAAATCAGTTATTGGGCTTCCTGCGCAGGAAATTGAACGGCTAGAGGGACAAGACCCCACTAATCCTAACTATGTACAATTCCAGTGGAACGGTGCGGGAATGACCTTTGAAGATTGGCAAGTAGCACATTTTCGTATTTTGGGAAATGATAAATATAATCCTTATGGAACCTCCGTCCTAGATCCGGCGCGCCGCATCTGGCGTCAACTCGTTTTAATTGAAGATGCGATGATAGCTTATCGTGTTGTACGCGCCCCGGAGCGCCGAGTCTTCAAGATTGATGTGGGCAACATCCCGCCGCAAGACGTGCCTCAATATATGGAACGCGTTAAGACAGAATTAAAACGAAACTCTTTAGTTAATGCTGAGACGGGCCGTGTAGATTTGCGCTACAACCCATTGTCCCTAGAAGAAGACTATTTCATTCCAATGAGAGGAGGGGTTGGCTCAGACATCGTTTCTCTACCTGGCGCCAAATCGTTGGACGACATTGACGATGTAAAATATATGCGCGATAAGCTATTCTCTGCGCTTAAAGTTCCACAGTCCTACCTCACCAATTTAGATGGAGACAATGAAGACAAGACAACTTTAGCACAAAAAGATATTCGTTTTGCCCGCACCATTCAGCGACTTCAAAGAGCTTTAATATCAGAACTGGAGAAAATTTCGGTGGTTCATCTCTATACGTTAGGTTTCCGCGGCGAAGATTTGATAGGCTTTAAGCTCGCTTTGAATAATCCGTCTCGTCTGGCCGAGCTGCAACAACTAGAATACATGAGAACGAAGTTTGATATTGCCAACGCTGTGCCCGAAGGCGTATACAGTAAGCGGTATATTTCAAAGAATATTCTGGGGATGTCGGACGAGGAATTCCTACGCAACCAGCGCGAATCCTTCTATGATAAGAAATATATGCAGGCCCTTGAAGGAGTTCAAGAGCAGGGCGCCGCCGACGAGATGGGTGGCGACCTCGGTGGCGACCTCGGAGGGGAGCTTGGTGGCGACCTCGGAGGGGAGCTTGGCGGAGAACTAGAGGGTGGCGAAGAAGAGGGGGGCGAAGAAGAGTCCCCTCTCCTCACGTCCCCAGCCCGCCGCGAAGATCGCCCGGGCCCGGCACAAGATCGTATACCTCGACGTCCTGATGGACGCAGAGGCTCGGGCCCCACCCGCAGACACCTAAGAAGTCTCGTAGCACCCGAAGTTCCAACTGGTCGCGCAGAGAAAAGGCGCGTAGGTCATTCAATTGGGCGAGTGGGCGTCCCCGATCTTAAGGCGTTAGTTAGTCTGGAAGAGAATAACGGATCTATTTATACTAAGGATGAAATGATGTTGTTAGAAAACACTACCAATATACGCAAACTTATTGCTCAACTGGAATCAAAAGGGGCACAGAAGGATGAAACATAATAAGAAACGTAATACTGCTTTCATTTATGAAGCGCTGGTCAAGGAATTTACCAAGGCGGTTCTTCAAAACGATACTGCAAATAAAGTCGCGATTCTTGACATTTTTAAAGAGCATTTTATAACAGGCGCGCCACTTCTGGCTGATCTTCGTTTATATCGCGTGCTCCTCGAAACTAAAAATATGCAGGCCACCGTGGCGGAGCGGTTACTTCAGGAAACAAAGGAAGCACGATTGGCTCTTGACGATGAAACAATTTTTGATGCACAATCTCGCGTCATCGCTGCCATAAATAAGAGTCTAGGCCAACATGTTTGGTCTAATTTCGTTCCTAACTTTAAAACCTTAGCCTCAATAAAGTCTATTTTTACTAAAGGGTCGCCGGTTAAGCAACGCGTTTTGTTCGAACAGGCATTGGTAGATCAGATGGCGTCAAAAAGATCGCATCAAGAAACTGCTCTTAAGTCCATAGATAATATAACCTATCATTCGTTTATTAACAAGTTTAATGAAAAATATACTAATCTCTTAGAGGAACAAAAAGATTTCTTAAATAGATATATTACATCTTTTGCAGATGAGGGTTTCGAATTGCGTGTCTATCTTAACGAAGAAATCGTAAGGCTGAAGAGCTTAATTAGTAAAGTCGTTGAGAGTGAGACTGCTGATACCCTTATCCGTCAGAAATCGACTGATGTTGTAGGATATCTTGATAGCCTGCGGCGCAGGGAGTTTGAGGGCGCGGACTTAACGAAGCTCCTTAAGACTCAAGAGCTTGTGCGGGAACTCGCCGAAAATGATTAGGATCAAGATCGGCGGACCACAAGCAACAGTAGAGCTAAATGCCCGCAAGGCGCTTGATGGCTCACTGCTCATCATGGATCACAAAAAAATTGATATTGCCGTCATCCCCGAAAAGATGAAAGTGGTGACCTTTCCAAAAACAACGGCTACAGAAGATGTTTACGATTATCAAAATCGTCTGCTAGAACTGCTGGCCGACAAAGGTGTTATCGACAGATCGACAATTCAAGGGGGCCACGTTTTTCGTTCCCTCGAAGCCGTTGTATTTAGCAACGAACAAATCAACTCACTACAGGCGGCAGTCTATGTGATTGCAGAATTTATTGACCATGAGGCAAACATTGATCGCGTAGCTGACGAATACGAGAAAGAGCTAGAAGATATGTATACCCATCCGGACGACCAGGATTCCACAGAGTTCGGTGAAGTACCACAATATGCTGAGAAGGGAGCGATGCGTCCCGGGTACTACTACTACCCGCTCAGATATCGTTATTAATGTGCAATTATTACATTTTATTCTTGCTGCTTACGGCTTAACTTTCATCATAGTTTACGGATCAATTTTTGAACGCGTAAGGTTTCTTTCTACAAAAAGTCATTTTTGGGGAACACTTTTGCATTGTCCTCTTTGTGTGGGATTTTGGAGTGGGCTTTTTCTTTGGGGGATTAACCCCTGGACCGAACTATTTACATTCAGTAATAGTCCCGTAACTGCATTTATATGCGGATGCATCAGTGCCGGAACATCGTACTTTTTAAGTATGCTGGTAGATGATAACGGAATTAAAAACGATCGTTAGGAGGTAATAAAATGCAAAAATGGATACTTCAACCAGTGCGACGTTGCTGCAAAGGAAGCTGACTATCGGTGGGCTCGTGTCCACGTTAAGCTTTTTAGGAATAAGATAATGGCACGATATAGAAAAAATGTAAAAAGAATCGATCCAAGATACTTCTTGCACGAGACAGTAGATCGATCAGCTGATGGGCGGGGGCCAAGAGGACCAATCGGGAGAGCATCCCGGACAAACTTGTGAGGAGGCTCGCCCCGGGGCCCCACACTCTGAGGAAATAAGATAATGGCACGATATAGAAAAAATGTAAAACGAATAGACCCAAGATACTTCTTGCATGAGACAGTATTGTTTGAGCAGGGGATGTCGGCAAATATAGCTAAGCAGCTTGATCAAATAGTGCTGAGCGCCACGAAAGCGCTAAGGGGCATATTAGAATCGGGCCTTCT